GTTTTGCGCAACAACGAATTGATAAGAACCACCACGAACCAATGTGATGACAGGATTTTGCCCTTGAGCATCACTGAAACTATAAAATCCTAAATTACGAGTTACTTCAATTGTGTTCCTGATGGGAATAACACCACCGGTAACCGCAACACTCAGTGGGCCTGATGGTAACCAGTAGTATTCAGAAAAGTTAACCAACTTGTCATAGGCAACAAACGGATCCCATGCATAATATTGACTGCCATACAATCGATCACTGCGTGTGATATCAGCGCCTTGTAATTTTAATGCATCTGTGATACCCGGATAAGTGATGGCATCATACACAGTGTCTGTGTCAGGCAACTTGAAAACAACCGCTGGCTCTAATTGATAGTTGGCACGCTCGGCTGTGGGTTCAACCACATAGTCAGCATCGGTGGGATTGATACCTGGGCCAATTCTACGACCAATATATCCCTGGGTTTTTTTAAATGAAGGTTCTTGTACCAGTTGATCAAGAGTGCTGGCCAAAAACTGTCGATTGGTTGAGGTTTGAAAAATCTCTGGTAAGAAATCTACTGTTCTGATTCTAGCCATTAATATGATCCTCCGCCAGATGAGCCACTACCATATGATCCTCCGCCAGATGAGCCACTACCAGATGAGCCACTACCAGATGAGCCACTACCACCTGGCATTGCACTGTTTGCCATTAATGTTCCGTTTGGCATATAATGATAACCTGCAGGGGCAGATCTGCCGCTACTAGACGAGTTACCACCGCCGCGGTCAGCGTAGGTAACTCCGCTGCCAGACGCTGTTCTAAGGTTGGTACTTGTCAATGCATCAATAACTTCGATGTTTGCCACTGTGGCAGCGTTGACGAAGATCTCATTTGGTGCTGATCTAATTTCATATAAGTCACCAAAACTCTTTTGTGGGTTTACTGGAACCAGCACCACTGAACTCACAATAGTTCCAATTTGCGAATGGATATACGCTGCAAGTTCAGAGAAGTAGAATGTATCACCAAAGTCCCATTTATCAATAGTAAAATAAGTGTTGAGACTGGCCACAACAAGATTCTTAATTTCACTGACACTGGCCGTGCTGTTGGATGCTCTGATTACTTTGATAGTGGCACGTAGTTGAGCTGTGGCTTTGGCTCCAAACAAAGGTTTGAATACCACAGAATTTAAAATTAGATTATCTGAAATCATTTTGTAATCTTGCAACTTTTGAAATTCTGTAGTGAGCTCGTCAATTGTAGGCACCATAGGTTCAACCACAGTGCCAGTTGAATCTTTGATCCAGTTTTGATAGGCAGTGTAGTAACCTTGTGTAACAACATACACATCAATGATATTTGTGATTGATGGATCAATTCTATTAGTCAATAAACTGTTGTGGCGATACTGATAGTACAGATCCTGTCGGCCTGTTCTTGCCAAGAATTCAGTGGATTGTGTGAGTGTACGAGTACCATCAAATGCAATAGTCAATACATAAAATCCCTTATCATCATAGGCGTAAAATACCTGACCATCAAGATATTGATCAGAATTTGATGTAATTTCTGACAATGTTCCGTATTGATAATTCACATATCCTTTTTCAGTCAGCAGGTATCGCTGTAAATTATCAAAGTCCACAGTGGCTTCTAAGAATACCAATGACCCACTTTGACCTGTGGTGGGATTTGGTCCCACTATTTCTTCAAAGAAATCTGGATTATCAGCTGCACCATCAGAATCTGAGTCTTGAAAGCTCACAATGACCTGGAAATCGTCAACATAACCATCGCTTTGTTCAGGCTGGCCAATAATTTGCATAGTGGTGTCGCCGGTCAAGGGTAAATTGCTAGCGGGCTGACTATTGGTTTTTAATACACGAATAAAGTCTTTGATTACCGTGCCTGTTCGTGAATCATAAATGCTGGCACCAGATTCAAAAAAGAAGCGGGTCTGCAGTACTGACGCAAAATAATATGTCAACTCACGTGCGGTCACAGAATATTGTGTGCCATCGGTTATAAATTCAATTAGCCAGCTTGCATCGCTGTAAACGCCAGCGGTGCTCTGTTGACTGGCTAAACTAAACGCTCCGGTGACATTGAGATTTGTTTGCGTAATTATGTACCAGGTTGAAGTTAGATTATTATAACCAAGACCAAAATTACGATATAAACGAATTGATTCAATCATGTTTTGAACTATGGTCGAAGGCAAATCCGTCAGAAACAACGGTATGACTTGTGTGGCAATAGCTCCAGTTGGTACAAAATTATTGAGGGCCACTGGTCCAGCACCGTTGGTGAGATTACCTTTGCCTTGATTGGTGCCATCTAGTATAACCCCGGTCACGGTGGCCCAGATAAAAAGTTTGTCAGTGTCGGCTGTGGGTATGCCTGCAACTAAATGATTGAATTGATCAAAATAGTATCCATCAGGTGGAACAAACTTTACTAGAGAGTTGGGTACAATGTACTTTGTATTGCTGCTGGAAAACGAGCCCACTGGAAAAGGAGCAAACGGAGATGCAATATTTTTAAAATATCCAGTGGATAAGTTTGTCAGTGAAGTGCTTTGATTCCATGAAATATTCAATGTGACAAGATTTGGCCTTATGAAATTAGCATAGTAAAATTGCAGCATACCAGGTTCTAGTAGAATTGGCTGAACTTTATTTGTGACTGCGTCAGATATATCGTTGGTAGTGAACCATGAGAACTGAAATGTGGGCAGCGTATTATCTTTATAGAGACCACCATCACTGCCAAACACATTGGTACTGGCATACTTGTTGGTGGTATCGACTAATTCAAGATATCGAGAAGTTCCAATTGCACTGCGAGCCAGGGCCTTGGATTTGATAATTGAGTTGTACAAGGTGAACGGAAACAGATTGTAATCTTCGCCGTTGACCATACGATTCTGTGTGTAATAACGAGCAGGCGCACGTTGCTTGATCTCATCAATAGATTCTCGCACCTGTGCATTGCTTACTGGTGTTTGTAGATTTACAGTAAATGTCAGTGTTTCAATTCGACCAGTACGGCTCACATAGCTGATTGGTAAAACAATGCTCTGCATTTCCTCGGGGTTGATGATGTATTCAAGTCCGTTTGATGATCTAACATAGGCGCGGAATAGTCCCACCGGAATAGCAGAGAACACTCCATCACCAAATGTCAGAGAAATCTGATCATTGCTACGACTCTGTGTTGAATAAATTTTACGCAGTCCGGTTGTGCTCTGTTCGGCAGCAGCAGTATAAACTGATTCAGTGTACAACCATTCAGACTGAACTGTGCCAATGTCATCAAGTTGGAACAACCAACGGTCTTCGTTGTTGATACCATCAATGTTGATGGCAACTACACGATTGCTGACTTTTTCTGCTAGATTAAAATCTGCAGACTGCAACGATCCTTGTTTGAACAAAAAGAAAAATCCAGTGTTGTTGGAACCAAAGCCCAGTTGATCGTTACGATACAAGATGTTAAACGCACCATTGGGCAGGGGAGCAGGTTCATACAAATATGTTCGACCCGAAGATGTAGCATTGACTGCTTCAAACGGCATGTTAACTCCGTCCACTGTGGCAGTGTAAGGAATCACAGGCAAATACCCTTGTACTAGATTCAACGTATATTCGTCTGTTTTAACGTTGATGATTGTTTGATTGCTTCCGGGATTACCGTAGCGTTGACTGTTGATCAACGCTGCATTGACAATAGAAGTAAACTGCTCAAACCAGTCTGTGTTTGTGGGATCATTCCAGTTCACAGTGATATTGGCCAAATCTACGCCGTTGTAATCTGTGATGTTTTCCGTGGTAGACACTGCAGTGACTTTGACCAGGCCTTGTGCTGCGGTATTGCGTTTGGCAGTGTAACTGACCAAACCGGCTAGCCGATTGACAGAATCACGACGCTCGGCTGTGTCTATATAGTTTTCACGGGCATTTAAGTCGGATCGGAAAGCTAACGCTTGTCCCATGAAAGCAATGACATCTAGCAGTGCAATAAACTCCGAACTTTCAATATAATCATTAAAAGTTTCAGGATAATACAAACGCAAGTAGTCTACGAAACTCTTGCGTAGAGTCTCAAAATCGTAGCTTTGGAAGTCAGCTTCGCGATAGGTCTGATAGATCTGTTTCCAGTCCTCGACCCCAAAAATAACTGTTTGTCTGGTAGTTTTAGCCATAGTAATATATTATTATGTATTTATGGCCCGGAAAACCGCGCAGTTATATGTAACTAGCCCGGCGTGTTTCTTGATCAAAGAATATAGAGAGTATTTCGGCGTTGGAGCTGGACACTATTTGTATTTGCAGTTCAAATAAGATACCATTTTCCTGCGGATAGGTGTAGACATTGGCCACAGTGAGCCTGGGATCGCCGCCGGCCACACGTTGTATTTCATTTTTCATGGCGATTTCGGTTTCAAGAGTCTGTGGTTCAAACAAGAAATCAAAGATTGCACTACCATACGCAGGTCTACCCACTAGCTCACCTTGGCGTATGTTAAAGGCGTTGAGAAGATCACGCTTGATGAGATCCCGATCTACCAAGGTAAACTTTTTGAATTGGTTAATGGTGTTATAGCCAATGAATGTTGTCATAATTTTATTTACCGATATTGCGAGGAGGGTTTGCCATCATCTTTGGGCCTTGGATAACCTATCTCAGCCAACCCCGAGAGTCCACGTCGTAGTCTTTCACGATTGATTCTATCCCAAACTATTGTATCATTACCAGTATAGATCAACTTTTCATCAGATGTACTACTTGAAAGAGCAGCACCAACAGAACCGCCAAGACTCTGTAGGTTGCCGTCAAAACTTGGTAGAAAGCTCCCAACCCCTTGGGTGAGGTTAGTTAGAGATTCCTGTCCATAATCTATCACAGGTACTTTGGCATCACCAATAAATGCCACCACTGATTGATTCAACACTTTGCGGTTCACAGTGTTTGTTACACCAGTGGCCACTTGCTCACCTGATGCGCCAGCAGGTAATTTAAAATCTGTAAAATTTACTGCAGTGAGGCCCTGCTTGGCCAAGTTGTTGATTGCATCAACAGAGCCAGCTGGTGCTGTTCCTTTGCTCCAGGCAGCAGTCAATGCAGCTCCGACCTTTCCGGCTGATTGTACCAGGCCACCTATTGCATCCTTGGCAGTACTGGCGGTGATAACTCCGGCTTTCTCCAACGATTTATATCCGGTTTCCATTATGTTAGATTGCACTGACAGTTGCTTGGTGGAGTCGCCTACTAGAGAAGTCAAATTACTAACACCTCCTTTGCCAGTCCAAACACCGCTAACATTCAACACGTCTTTGATTTTGCGATTTGAAGCAATGAGTGCTGGTGTGGTGCTGCCACCTGATACATTGACTCGTTGAGCTTCGTCAATGTCAGCCTGTGTTACTTGTGCATTCTTGGTGTACTGTGCTAGTGTTCCGGGTTTTAAATATCCTGTTTGTTCCAACTGTGCCGGGTTAATGCCATACTGTCCTATGCCTTTGTCTAGGCTATAATCAGAAACTGATTGTTTGGTACTAGCTGCTGCCTGCCCCAAGAGACCTTGTACTTGTGTGCTGCTCT